CACCACGTCGGGCTTGAGATGCGCGGGCAGCTCCACGAAGCCGCCCGTGGTGGCCTGGTTGGCGAAGAACTCGCCGGAGTACTCGTTCTGGGCCTGGGCGGTGGCCAGGGTGTTTTCGTGGAGCTGGACGATATTGTAGCCCTGGACCCCGTCGAAGCCCGGGTTGCCCTTGATGTGCAGCATCTCGTAGGGCAGGAAGATCTCCCGGCCGCCGTCGACCGTGTAGTAGAGGTCCCACGGCTTGCCCGGCTCGCTGCCTCGGCAGAGCCGCGGAATGATTCGGCTGGGATGAAGAGGAAAAAGCCCCAGCGGCGTCAGATCGTTGCTGCGGAGGATCCAGGCGTAGCCGTTGCCCCAACCCTTGGCCCACGACTGCAACAGCTCCCAGAAGGAATAGGCGGTCGTGTAGTGGTTGGCCTGGCGGCAGACCAGTTGCCGCCAGATGCCGCGGATCTCCGTCTTCCGGCCGCCGGCGTCGGTGTGCTGCAGCTTCCAGCGGCGGCAGACCTTGGCGATCGATTGGGCGATCACCTCCACGCCGCGGCGGAAGACGTAGTTGCAGTCGGCCGAGTAGTTGTCGACGCGGATCCCGGCCGACGTCATCGGGTAGTTGCCGAACAGCGTATGGCTGTCGTTCAGGGGCACGGGGCCGTAGCTGGCGGCGCGGCGCTCGACCCGGGCGCGGTTTCTCTGCTGGCGGTTGCGGCGGCGATTGCGGCGGGACATGGGGGGCCAGTTGTCAGTGGTGAGTGGTCAGTTGCCAGACTTGTAGCTGTCAAGCAGCACGAAGCGGATTATGTTGAGGTAGGTACCGGCGACATACATAATCCGCTTCGGGCTGCGGGTGTGGGTACTCCGCGGCGATCAGGCCCCAGCCCTTTCGCGGCCCGCTGTCCTCCGCGCCGCAGAGCCCGTTGAGGATTCCGAGAAGCCCCACCTCGATCGGCCCGCGGGAGCCCGGACCGGTCTGGCAGGTAGGATGGCTGCCCAGCGATTCATTACACGGTACACAACTCCGGACCAGGTCGGTTATGCCGCTTCGGTCCAGGGCCAGTAGTTCGTTCATGTAATCCACGATCCGCCGGGCCAGTTCTCGATCAACCATGGGAGTGCCTTTCATTTCCTGGGAAATATTCCGCGGCTCCGGGGGGCAGCGGCGGGACATGGGGCAGTTCTCAGCTGGCGGTTGGCAGTTGGCGGTTCTCAGCCGCGGAAGCCGATTCGCAGGCCCGGAGCAACGGTCGCCTCGATCTCGGCCGGCAGGAGCCAGGCGGTGCTGCGAGAGCGGCCGTTCCACCAGGCGACCTCGTAGGAAACGTCGGCGCCGTCGATCTGAACCCGGAGGATCATCGCCGGGACATCGCCGGCGATGGTGACGGCGGTGCCGATTTCGTGCACGGTGATGGACCTGGCGGCCGCCCGCTTCGCCCGGGCCTCCGCGGCGCCCTTCTCGATCGCCTCATTCATGGCGGTCAGCCCCGCGACCCAGTCGCGGCCGGCTTGTTCCATCGCCGCCTGGAGCTTCTCGATCGGCGGCACGCCGACGGTGTCTGCGGACGTCTCCTCGGTCATTGTTCATCTCCTAGGAAATATTCTCCCGTCGGCGGCCTCGTGGATGATGTCCATCAGATCGCCGACGAAAAGTAGTAGGAGCACCACCGCGGGCACCCTCCAGCTTGCGTGGAACAAAAGCGGGGCCAAGACGGTCCAGTGCGCTATGTAGGCCAGAATTCGCATCTACATTATCTCGGCCGGTTCAGTTCTGGCTCGTGCCCTCGACGCCGCGGGCGACGCGATCGCGGGTCCGCTTTTGCAGCCACATCATCGCCTCCTGAAGCTTGGTCAGGGCGATCGCATTTTCCCGGCAGGCATACCGCCCGGACTGGAAGCCCAGCAGCCGATCCTCGACGATCGCAAGCAGGACCTCGTTCGAGATCCCGTTGACGCCCGCCTCGGCGATGGGGCCGTTTTGGAACGAAATGCAACACGCGGCCGGGCTGGTTGTCGTTCCGTCCTTTGAGAGTTGCCGCCACTGGATGTCGTACAAGTGGCAAGCGTTTCCTGATCCCGGTTCATCCACGACCGCGATCGTTAGGGCTTCATTCAGCCCGTTCACCCTGTGGCTGGTCAGTTCTCGCATCGCGATTTCCTCCCTATGTGCCTATGTGCCTTTGCCCCTTTGTGCCTTCTCAGACGAAGAAAATCCGTTCCTCCCCCTCGTAGATCGAACGGCCGCAGGCCGCGCCCGTGACCCGCGTGGCGGCGTCCAGGGCCATGATCGCGGCCTGGATGCCGTCGACCTTCTTCTGCCGCTTCCCCTTGGGCTTCACCGGCCGCATGTTGCCGTTGTTGTCCTCGGCTTTTTGGACGTGGCCGGCCTCCCAGGCGAGGATCGGGTTGCCGTCGTGGTGCAGCTTGCCGGAGATCACCATCCGCTCGAACAGGGCCGAGGGGAAGGCGTAGCTGCCGATGGTCTGTTTGAAGCCCCAGCAGTAGTCCTTGGGAAAATCCCCGTCTTTCTGCAGCGCGCCGACCAGCAGGGCCCCGTGCCACGGGTCGTAGCCCAGCATCCGCAGGTCGAAGCGGGCAAAAATCGCCCGCATGTCGGCCAGAATCTCGTCCGGGTCCAGGGTCGATCCGCTGGTCAGCCGCAGGTACCCGTCGCGGGCCCACTGCTCATAGTCCGCCTCCGGCTTGTGCCGCTCCAGGGCGCCCTCCGGGAGCCAGAACCACGCTAACAGGGCCATCGGCTGCTCGAGCTGCGTCAGTAGCCGCCGGGCCGCCTCGCCGCGGGGTTGCTTCGTTTCCTCGGCGGTGTCCTTGTCGGCCGCGGCCTCCTTGATCGCCTCGGCGACCGCGGCCGTCGCCTCGTGCCAGGCCCCCAGGTCCTCGGGAAACACCAGGGCCAGCGCCGACATGTCGTCCGTCTGGCCCAGGTCAAAGGCCCCGGCGCAGGGCCGGCCGGCCAGGTCGTCGGCCGTAAACGCGCGTCCGCAGGCCTCCCAATCGTCGCCGCGGATCCAGGGATTGGCCGAGCGCTGCCAGATGTTCAGGCGATAGGTCTTGAAGTCGGCCAGGTCGCTGATTCTTTGTTTCGAACGGTGATAGTCGGCGAGCGTCTCATCCAGGTCGATGGTGTGCCCCAGGGCCGGGTTGGCCGCCGCGAGAATCGCCGCCGGATCCGCGGCGAGCTGCTCATCGGTCAAAGTTTGCTCGGCGCCGTAGTAGGCGAAGAAATAGGCGTCGTCCTTTAACCGGCCGGCGTTGACTTCCACACCCCGGTCGAACTCCTCTTTTCCATAGGAATCGGGGTCCTTGCCGGCCGTCGAGAACTGCAAGAACAGCGGCTCGCTGCGGGAGATCCCCGTGCGATCGACGCGCTTGATGAAGTCGCGGTCGACCACGTGGGCCTCGTCGACCAGGAGGCTGCCGTTGAGCCCTTCCTTGCTCTCCTGGGTCCGGCAGTTGCTCGACGACAGCGGGATGATCAGCGAGCTGCTGGGTAGGTGCAGCACGGACAGCTCGTTGCGGTTGATCTTGCAGACCGCCCGCAGCTCGGGCGACTGCTCGATCATCTGCACGATGTGCAGGCAGACGTTTTTCTTGAGCTGGGTGGAGTCCTTTGCTCCCAAGAAAACCTTTTGACCGGCCTCGCCGTCGCCGCAGGCCAGATACAATGTCTCGGCCGCCATGCTCGGCGATTTTTTGTTCTTCTTGGGGACCCAGATCGCGCCCCGGTTGAAGCGGCGGACTTCCCTCTTCCAACGATCTGAGAAGCGGACCCAGCCGTGCAGCCGCGCGAAGCACTCGTACTGCCAGTCGCAGGGCTCGCCGGCGTCAACGCAATCCATGTAGTCGCGGATCCGCCGCAGCGACCGCTTCTTGTCTCCGGCGTCCCATTCGTCGATCGTCGCCGCCATCGGCATCGAATAGGCCGCCCGCAGCACCAGCGGCTCGCCGGCCCACTCCCCTTCGTAGAGTCGGCAATAGCGCTCGATCCACCAGATCGTCCAGCAGGCCCGCTCAATATCAAAGCGGTAGCCGGCAGCCGCCGCGCGCTCGTCGGCGGCGTTGCGAATCCAGCGGCGGGTGATCGTATCGGCTCGCTTCATGTCCTCTTTCGCGTGGCGACTTTCGGCGCCACTTGCTCCGGCGGACGGATGCGGGCCCGGTCGACGGGGTTCAGGCCCAGCCGCCG